GTTTCCCAGTCACGATCCGCGCGGTTTGGTAGCGATAAGACCGTAGCTGTGATCTGGGATGGGCTGATGGCCAAGAAGATTATCACCAAGTCCAAGCTGGGTGTTAATGAAGTGGTGCCTTGGTTGGAAGAGCTAGGCAAAGAGTACGGTATCCGAAGGTCACACATGATTGTCGATGAAGATGGAGTTGGTGGGGGAGTTAAGGACTTCCTGACTGGATGTAAGGGCTTTGTTAATGGTTCTAAGCCATTAAAGCCGTATGGCCAAGACGTACCAAATTACGCTAACTTAAAGACACAATGTTACTATGAGTTTGCAAGGCTAGTTAATGAAGGTAAAATAGGTATTGAAGATATAAGTTTGGAAAACAAAGAGCTGCTCATTGAGGAACTCGAGCAAGTTAAAGAAAAAGACCCAGATAAGGACAATAAAGTTCAATTGGTTGGCAAAGACAAAATAAAAGAAATAATAGGACGTTCGCCAGATATAGCTGATGCGCTAATGATGCGGATGTACTATGAAATTAAAAAGCCACCAATATTAAAACCAATAATAATATGAAAATCTCAATCCCGTTCACTGACAAGACTCTGTTAATAGGGAAGAAGGAAGTTCAAGCTGCTAAGCAATCACTGATGCATGCTTACTGGCAAAACACTTTTTCCAATATCAAAAGTAGTGCTGCCCGTATTGGCTTCGACACTCTCTACCAGATCTACAACAACGTAGTAGACGTTAAGATGGCTGTTCGACGTAAACAGAATGCAACTGCTAAAGAAGGCTTTAGGTTTGTTGATGCTAATAACGTAAACGAAGTAGTTACAAGTGAGAGCACTATTCGTGTTTCTCAGCTTCTTGATAATGCTCGCATGCCATTCAATGTATTTGTGGGTATTACTATCAGAGATCTAGATGTTGCTGGTAACGCTTACTGGCAGATAGTTAAGTCAAAGACAGGTGAAGTAATGGGGTTGAAGATTGTTGATCCACGCACAATGATTGTTGTGGCTGACAAGTTCGGCAATGTTTTGCACTACAAACAACGTGTTGGTGGGAATGAAGATATTCAGTTTGAGAAAGATGAAATTATTCACATCGTTCTAGATTACTCTACTTACAACCCATTACTGGGTGCGTCACCGATTGAAGCTATTGTCTGGGATGCTAAGTCAGAACTTGCTGCCGGAATGTCGAATTGGGTGTTTTACGAGAATAATGCAGTGCCGTCACACTTGATGATAGTAGAAGAAGAGTTATCGCCAGATCAGTGGCAGGAGCTAAAGCGAAATATGGACCAACAATACAAAGGGGCTAAGAACAGATTTAAGACTGGTATTATCCCGTTTGTTAAAGACATCAAAACAATCACACCGTCTCAGAAAGAGATGCAGTACATTCAGTCACGCCAATTCAACACAAGCAAAGTTGTTGTGGCTTTTGGTGTAGATAAGTTCCTACTTGGTTACACCGAGAAAGTACAACGAGGTAATGCTGATGTGATCAAGGCTATGTTCTACGAAGACACTATCCGACCGTTAGAAATACTTCTTGAACAAGTTGTGAACAATAAACTACTACCGTTACTTGGGTTTACAGATTTCTTATTCAAGGTGAACCCATCGAACTACGATAATGAGGATGTGGTTTACAAGCGTACTCGTGATGATGTTCAAGCGGGTATCATGACTATTAACGAAGCTAGAGAGGCTAGGGGACTAGATCCTAGTGAGAATGAGCTAGCTGACGAGCTTTTGCACAATGGCAACCTTATTGATGATCTTGCAGCTGAGGCGTTAGCGCCAGTAACAGCAGCACTGAAAGACCAGGTCGAGAGGAAGGAGAATTTATTAACTAACCTCCTCGACTAATGTGCGATTTCGGTCACGATTCGACAATATATGACCTTGTAACAAAGGCTAGTGCACGTCCTAATGGGCGTAATTTGCGGCGCAGAGAGAAGCGATTAGAGCGTATTGTGCAAGGACACTTAGACGAACAAGCTGAATTCATAGCTAGAAAAGCTAAGCCACTATTTAACGGTAAGGCATTAGGAGATGATATTGATAAGATCTTTGATGATCTCGATGACTCAATACTAATTGAAGACATTCTGACTGAAGCTTCTGCGGCAATGCTGTTTGGTGCTACCTACAGAATTCGTAAAAATAGACTGGGGACACTGGGGATTGCCTTTGACCTTGGCCATCCTGATGCAGTTCAGTACTTAGAGCAGCAAAGGCCATTGGTGTTGTCGAAAATGAAGCAAACAACAAAGGATGAGATTAAACCGTTACTAATTGAAGCAGCGAAAACTGGAGAGTCACCTAACTCCGTAGCCAAAAAAATAGGTGAGGCATTTTCTTTTTCAAAAAGCCGTTCTATAATGATAGCAGTTAACGAAATTGGTACTGCCTATGAATATGGGAATTGGGTACCAATGGTTGACGCCCAAAAACAAGGCCACGAGGTCTTGAAGGGATGGCTTACAGTTGGCGACAACAGAGTGACTCCTCAGTGTAAGGACTACCAAACAATGGGATTCATTCCGCTAGACGACAACTTCGTAAGTGGTACAGGTACAACAGACCAAACCGCACCGAGGGCATCTAATCCTAGATGTCGTTGTACTACACTATACGAAGTTGACCCCAACTAATGTCACAAACAAAAACACAATGGTTCCAAGCTAATTTCGATGTAATTAGCCAGAAGGATGCCAAACAAAGTCCGGTATTTGAAGGTGGTGAGATAGAAGGCACCGTTATTCGCGGTTTTGCCTCTACTCCTACACTAGATCGAGATAATGATGTGGTAGAGCCAGAGGCTTTTCGTAAGTCTATCGCTGTTAATTACCGCAAGAATCCGATCATTTTGTTCCAACACAATCAGAATCGGCCTATTGGTAAGGCAACATTCATGTCTCTTGATGGGCAAGGCTTGTATATTGAAGCTTTGATCGTTGATAAAGAGATTGAGCCTAAGATCAAGGCTGGGATTTTGCGTACATTCAGTATCGGATATATCCCGAAAACCATTGAGTTCCGTGATGAGAACAATCAGTTGATCAATACTAATACTGAACAAGGCCGCGTTAGAGCGTTAACAGATCCTAAAGTTAAGCGGGTGATTAAAGAGCTTGATCTAGTTGAGAATTCGGTCGTATCTGTGCCGGCGAATCCGGATGCAGTATTTACCTTAAAGAAATCTATTAAAAGTTTCTTTGATAGCGAAATGGACAGGCTATCAGCATTATCTAATAACCCCGATCTTATGAATGCTAAAAAGGAAAACCTTTTGGAAGTTAAAGAAGAGGAAGTTGAAGAAACTCAAGAGGTGGAAGAAACAGTTGAACCAGCTGCTGAAGCTGAGGCTACTGAAGAAGAAGCTACGGAAGCTTCTGAACCTGTTGGCGATGAAAAAAGCGCTGACGTGGAAGGCGATGAAACAGACGCCGTTGAAGAAGAAGTTGTGGAATCTGAGGAAGCTGAAGTCGAAGAGGCTGAAGTAACTGAAGAGCCAGAAACAGAAGAAGCTCCAGCTGAAGAACCAGCTGAGGTGGAAGCTGAAGAAGGTGAAAAATCAGTCACTCTAGACGCTAAGCAGTCAGAGATGGCCATCAAAGCCATTGCTGACCTAAAAGCTCAAGTCGATCAGAAAGAAGCCGAGATCGCTGAGTTGCAAAAGCAGTTAGCAGAAACTCCTGCTAAAGAGGCGATGATTTACGCTGAAGAACACACCAAGTTCAAACAGCAAAAAGCAACTTCTGAAACAACTGAAGGTGAAGCCCCAGTTGAAGAGGAAGAATGCAAAGGCTTCAAAGACACGTTAATTACTAACGCGTTCTAATCATATAACCCCGATTTGCGATGAACCTTGCTTCATGTAAATCGGTACAAGACTTAGTCCAATACGCACAAAAATTCGGTGGTGGAATGGAGACAAAAGCTAATGAAAATGTCGACATTACACAAAACTCCAACTGGTATGAAGCTAGTGGAGTAAAAAATTCCATCATGAAGATGGTTAGCAAGAAAGGACATCTATTGTCTCAGCTACAAGGAGGCTTTGAAGGAGATAATCTACCTGATAGCTATCCTCTACCTTACGACGTTACTGATTACTTCATGCAAGGTAAAAGTGCATGGACTGATGAGGCGCGTCCTGCATTCAATAACCAACAAGTTACTGATGCTAAAGGTACTCTTAGCCAAACTGAATTCATCATTCAATTTGGTCTTACAGACAAAATGATGCGTCACTCTACTGACAAACAAATCTTTGATTACATTGTTGGTAAAGCTTCTGATGCATTCGTTCGTACTGTAGAAAGCTGTATCATCAATGGTGATACTGAAACTGGTGCTACTGGTAACGTTAGTTCAGACGACCAAGCTCCAGCTACTACTTTTGCATCTTCTGGTGGTGCTCAAGATCACAGATTGAAAATCGATAACGGTATCCGTGAATCGGCTATCAATAACTCTCAAACCCTAGAGATCGTGACTGGGAA